AAAATGAAGAGATTACTAAATCTGCACCTGCGATATTTGAAGCGGTCATGTTAGTGCCACCGCCCATAGTCAACACTCCACCACCTGTAGTACTAAAAAGCCAGGTTTCAGTATAGCCTACATGTTGCACTCCATCATTATCTCCATAAGTCAACCCTGTCTGGGTATAATTATAGGAGGTACCTGATAAAGAATAATAGATGTTAACTGGACTAATCTGAGAACTACCGGTTAGAGTATGGTTAGCTGCAGTGGTTCCAGGAGTATTTGAACTAGTGATATTATACTCGACTCGAAAATTTCCGACAAAATCACTAGGAAGTGTGATCGTGCCTTTCTTCTCGTCAAGAACAGTACCAAAATTCCAACCTGGAGCTAATGCTGGGACCGAACCCCAGTACCCTGAGCCACCACCTCCCGTACCGATATCCTTTGCAATATTCAAATAATAATGATCAGCCAGAAGGGGAGGATTTGTGAGTCTAGGTTTTAACAACGTAATGTCGTAAGACACCCATAACTCACCAATGTTTGTTGAAGCCCCTTGCATGCCTACAGTAGCACAGTAAAAATTAGCAAAATCTGACAAACGAATGTCACCAACGATCGAGTCCGTATTTCGCGTGGATAAGACCACAGTTGGAGTCTGACCTCGCGCACATTCTATGGGATGCATTATATTAACACTTGGCTTAGCTGAGCAAGTGAAGGCATATTGCTCCATAGATTGTTTATTTACAAAATCGGGTTTTTGCGGATTGTACTGAGTAGTCATGATAACTGTACCAGAGGCAGTATTCGTGGATGCAAGAGCATCATACGAATTCGATTTGAATTCGTAAATCATACCTTCGATACGATATTCCTCAAATTGTTGAGCAACAGCAGAGAGCCAGGGAAATGAGTTTCCCAATGCAGGTTGTATAGCGTATTTCACAACAGAGAAAGCCCCTATCGTTCCTGACGTTATTATATCCTGCAAATACTCTCTATGGCGTATTCTTACACCAGCACCTATAGTGCCAAAAGCGGGAAGCGCATCCATCGTAACGGCTTGGACTAATGAATTGGAAGAGACTTTATAATCACCGAACCCGGTAATCTTTTTAAACAGAGCACCTGCGCCTCGACCTAAGAAAGCTCCAGCTTTCCCACCATTAGTACCAAGCAAAGCGGTACCAAGAGCACTACCAATTTTCGCCCCAACTCGTAGGGCCACAGAATCTTCAGATGAATTTTTACTCATCTTACCAGCCGAACCATAAGCCTTTTTACGGGCATTTTGATTCATCTTTTTCTTACCTTGCTTCTTCTTAGAAGACATTTCAAATTAGGACTTTCGTAAGAGCACCTTGGCATGTAGGCATAAAGAACCCACAGCCAATGTCTGCAGTGACATAATCGCGAGCATAGTCCAATTGGACTTTAGACACGTGAGATAACAACACTGGATGCTCTAACGGACAAATTTCCTTAAGAGAGACAAAGTATCGTTCTAAAGATTCTTGTTCTGCAATGGAATATCCATACACCTCTTCCATTAACAAACGCGACGACATACTCACTTGGTAGTTGTCATATTTCCCGGTTAACGCATCTTTAATTAGATTACTCTTCATAGCTTTTTCAAACCAACTCAGAGATGCATCCAACATATAATGATATTTTTCTGTAAGTCTAACATAGCATTGAGCCATTGCATACAGGATCGGGCAACCAGGATACGTAGCCAACATACTAAGCGCTTTCGCGCGAATTAACTCCATGCGTTTCTTAGGCTTACTATCCTTATACCGGAAACCGCACCATCCAAAATTCAACATCACTTTCGTAGGATCAGCTATTACAGTGAATGTCTCTCGGTCATAAATTTGACCACAGAACGATGCTAAATTTACAGTACGAAGATAGATCACCTTTACCGTAAACCCCAACTCAGAATAGAATTCGACCGGGATCTTGGGACCACAATACGTTCCAATTAAGTCGTCACCTTCAACCAAACACTTTCCAGTCTTACCCATAAGATGTAAATTGTAGAGATAAATCATTAAATTACTAAAGCTATTACCTAAACTAGTGTTCATCTCTCCAGACATCCTGCGAGCAAGAATTTCAAATGAAAGGAAATCATCAGACTTAAAATATAACCTGTTCTTACCTAAGAGAACGGATCTAATCACCCGAATAAACTCTAGCCCACCTGGTAGATGACCAACCATATACTCATACAGTTGCATCTCCACGGCCTTCATGAACTCAGGTAAAAACGATCCTTCAAAAGACGTATAATCAGTATTAATAATACGTTCTCTATCGGAATGATCATCCACCTCAGAACCAGTGACATCACCGAAGTAGTCTTCCATATACTTCGGACGATCAGCGACAGGTATTTTTTTAATAAAGAAATCCTTACTAAAAAGTTCCCTCTCGATAATCTTAAACCACGGGCCCACATAGGTTTTAAAATAATCAGAACGGGCTAAAATGGAACGACAATGTTTATAACTAGCGTATGACTCATCCTTAATAAAACAATTAACGCGAGTTACTTTCCTATGATCAGGGTCTAATCCATCCTGCAGCATCAATAAATGAGCTTCACGTAGTTGTCGTTGACGCTGTTCATTATAGTTTGTTTTCGACAACCACGTCTCGAAGCTTAAATCCTCATCTATCGAGCAGGGCTCCAGATTGCTCCGGAGCCACTGCCTAACAAATGAGCGAATGCCCTCTGTTCTGGAGACAGAGACGGGGCAATGGGCTTTCCCAACCCTAGCGTTAATGGACGCTTGAATACCGAGAGAATGGGTAAGATCAGGGTGTGGAAACGCCGCATAAGGAACATGCACCCCCAGCGAAGCGCGCACGACGCGACGAAGAGGCCACCTCCGATAATAACTAGACTTAGCCGAATTCCAGGCCCGCCAGCAAATAAAGGAGGAACGTTGACTTCGGTGACGCGATATCCGTACTTAACGGGGAAGCCGCGCCGAGGGGCATGTGAAAATTCCGCTTTGTCAATTGTTGACACATTTGTTGGCACTTAGTGTATGCAACTAACAAAGTGGCATGGACGTGTATGGGATCATCAGACTCATTAATTCCAATCGACCCAGAAACACCGATAGCGCGTGTCATTCTGGCTAATGTTACTTCTTCGGTTTGTTGAGTATTAAATACACTAGGTGATACAAGTTGATTATATAAACGCTTATATATAATCAAATTGTTATCAACAGAGCACATACTAATCTTCAATCCGCAGATTTTTAAGTAACGATTCTCCAAGAACCGTACGCTCACGGCCTGAGGGTCCTCGTGGACCAGAGCTGATTGTCGGCCAACCACGCTGCGGACTTCGTCTCCGACTTTGCGTGATTGTAACGTGGCAGGACCTAGGTACCTCACGCTTGCGTTTACGCGAATTTGAACCCCGCACAAACGCTTGAGGACCGCCGCGCCAATTCCCCGAAACAGGTCGACCACAGAATACACAGGCTTGGCTGGTACAGGGAGCTCGTAGTCGACCTCGAAGTTTAAAGTTTCAGAGTCTTTAATATCCACCGCAGAAAGAGCAGCCGCGAGGATAGCTTCATCACCGGTCAATGGCGGTTCAACTTTTTGATCCGGCTGTGCCTTAACATCAGCATTCACTACAGGCACAACTGGTTGCACAACAACTGGAACAGGAGCACTCGGCAAAGACGCCGCCGGTTGCACAGGCACTACCACTGGTTGTGGCACCACCTGCTGCACTACTGTCGGTTTTTGTTCAACCTTCACCGGTATTACAGTTACCGGTTTAGGAATTGTTTTTAAATCAGGACCATTCCCCTTACGGAGGTGTCCTTGAGCTTTACCGCGCAAAGCCCCACCCGGGATGTTAATACCCTTGCACTTGGTTTTGCAGCTACATTTGCCACCGCAAACGTAATCACATTCCAATTTACTTGCTTGACGAGCGAACTTACCAAGAGCTAAAGACACAGCAATTGCCATACTAAAACTCTTGGTATGTACGTTCCTCAAATAAGTTTGCACTGTTTTGGCTCTTGAATATAAGTGTTTCTTCTTCTGGTCAAAGTATATTCCATTAGAACACACACATTCCTTACGAAGAACACTCAACCCACAACCATAACAGAGCTCTTGGACTTGATCCTCAATTCCAGGAACTACACACCATTTAGTGATCACACCAGAGTCTCGGTTAAACTCCGGGTCCTCCACTGATTCGTCATCCAACATAGAACAGAAGGCGCAGTAGGCACCTGACTTTTCATAATGTGGACAATGACGGTCGGGGGAAGCAGCCCGACTTTCATTTTTACCATCATCCGATTTTTGATCGGGGGCTGGTAAGGGAGCCTCTATTGGAAGAGGCTCACCTTTCATCCAAGCAACCATGGTTGGATCGGGTGAAAGGATTTTACTTGGATCCGCAGAGAACAATTTAACAGGTTCACTGCGTTTAATCTCGAGGTCAGCCTGGGGGGACGCCCCTAAAGACTTACCATCGGATATTAAAGTGCCAGTCTTGTTACTACTTGACGAGCCGCTAGAATCCGCCACGCTTGAACTGGTCGAACTAGAGCTAGCACTAGAGATTCCAGTGCTCGAACTACTACTACCAGCATTAGCAAGAAGAAGATTAATAGGACTGTCAGTTGCAGGAACAAAACTGACTGGGGAGAATAAAGAAGCCATGTCATTCAAC